GCTCTTTCGAGTAGCCCTTAAACGCTGCTGTAGACTCTGGGTATCTTCCGCCTTCTGCTACAACTGCTGCAGCTCTTGCGATAGATGCTTCGTCCCAATCCACGTAGCGGATAAGCCCTTGATGGTCTCCGTCAGATACAGGTATCTTCGGCAACACATCGTAAAGGCCTGGGTTTTTAACGCCCAATTGCCCGATGTTTGGTAAGAAGTACCCACTAGGGTTTGTTGCGATGCTAGCGCGAAGCGTATCGGCCTTAAGTACAACCTCTTTCGAAGCCCCTCCCGTGATCAAGGCTTTCACCTCTTCCACTTGGTCTTTGATGGCTTTCTCCAAGGTAACTCCTTTACCTGGTCCGGTTTTAGACGCAGACTCGATAGCCTCTAAGGCTTTCTCTTCTGCTTCCTTAATACGAGTCTCGAAAGCCTTCATCTCCTCAGAAGCTACCAAACTCTTGATAGTGTCTTTCAAAGCTGTTGCTTTCTCCTCTGGCGTCTGGGCTTTAGGCGCATTTTTCTGCGCTTTCTGCATCTCCTCACTCACGTACTGTAAGTATTCTTTTTGGAGTCTCGCCTTCTCTTCTATGGTCTGTCCTGTCCAATCTCCGATCGATTTAGACTCTAACCACTCTTTAAAAGTTTTTAACATGATTTCTTTACATTAAATTGTTATAGAAAGCGTTCTCTTCTTTCTCTTTCGACCGAGTACCTTCTGGCGAGTCAGTCTTTGAAGATGTGCCCTTGGCGGGATCTCCGAATATTATTGGGGTAACGTCATTGCTTCCTGCGATGACCATGCTACCTTCTTTAAAAATTTTTGCTTCGTCTACTGCCCAAAAATACTTATTCTGTTCGACAATATCCTTGTTCGCGATAAGATCTATACGAGAATCGTACAGCTCCTTGTTCTCTTTCCACTCTGAGCTGTCCGAGTTCAGAGCCAAAGTCATCTTCACGTACTGCATCCGAACTGAGTTCTGCATCTCACGCTTGTTGTCGATGACATCTCTTGCCCCTTCATGCTTTATCTCAGCGTCCGGGATCTCGTAGATAAGCGCTTGGGTGTTCCCCTCATAGGACTTCCCTAAATAGCTCCAAGGAACATCGGCAGTAAACGACTTCACGTGTTCGGGCCATGCGATAACACTCTTGGTCATAAGCTCATGCCCCTCCACGTAGAACAATTTCCCTACGTTGGCTTTGAGCGATCGCTTCCATATCCCGTCAAAATGTACATCCCCGTGAGAGTCGAAATACTTCGTAGTGTTGATCACAGGGTATTGGTTTCCATCCTTCATCCAGGTAGGCACGTGGCTCTTGGCTGCGTGTAACGCTTTATCTAAAAACGGAGTCACGCTGAACCCCTGTAACTTGTCGATAGACTTGTATACCTGGGAACACTTAAGGGAGATGAGTCTCGCTTCGTGCTCTTTCAGCGCTGCGTGAGCTTCGCCCCAGTTCTTAAATGTTCTATTTGGAAATTCCCTGAGCGTTATCATTTGATTTTGTTTTTAAGTCCTTACGTAATGCCTCTACGTTGATCCCCTCCTTTTGGAGGCCCTCGACGTAGGATTTATTCTTTAACTTCTGTGCGATCTCGCGCACGTGTATCTGTCTCTCGTTCATATTACTCTGTGTAACGCGGTCTCTGCCGCCTTCTCATCGCTGTCTTCCTCTGGCTCCTCTACCGTTGATCCGGTGTGGGGCTTCGGCTCCGTGAATGTATCTATCGGTAAGTGGAGGTATACTGCAGCTTGCTTCTGATCTGCGCCTCCTTCGACTAACTTCTTAAACGCGGACGCCTTCTTATCGGCTGTCTCCGCTCTTGTCTTCTCAAATGTTTGCACGAACGGCAAATGGTCGTAAGTGGCCTTAAGCACGTACCCTTTCACCCCGTAAAAGTCTAATAACCCCACGGTCATGTCATCCATCCCTGATTGTATGCAGTAGGATATCGTTAAAGCTCTTGCTTTCTCTTGGTTCTCGTAGGTGGCCCCTTGTTCGAAGCTCTCGATCACATCCTTCGGGATCCCCAACATCTTCCCGATGATAAATGCGTCGTTCATAAACGCCTTATCTAGCTTCTCCATGCCCCCTAAATCCTCTATGAATCTCTTGATATCCACCATCGACTTCATTCCGTGGATTACCTTTCGCGACATCACTTTGTTTTCGATGTCTTTTTTCTCCGTCTCTCCCATGGGGAGTGTCGCTGTGTTCTCTGCAGCATGCTTCCCCGAAACGATGAACTTCCGCGCTAAGTGCGAGGTTACGTTCTTGGAATCGAGTAAGTTATCTGAGTTATTGATCACCTTGTATAGCGCATCTACTCGGCTAGGCGGCTCAAACCATCCTTGGATGCCGTTGGAGAGATCCGAGAACTGCTTCATCTGCTTGTACTTGAACGGAAGCTCTTGGTTCTCAGTCTTGTACGTTAGTTTTTGATTCTCTAGCTCGGCGATGGACGACTTCGACATGAACAACGTCATGGCGTTGTTCTTAAACCACTTGGTCCAGTGGATGTGGTCCGGCGCTAACCAATACAGGATGTTGTCCGCATCGCGCTTTAATATCTTGGAGTCCGAGAGCAAATTGGCACATCCGATAAGCCTCCAAAACATGTAGTCCCAAAGAAATTGCTTCTGGGTCTGCATCGGGTTTGGGTTCTTAAGTAAGTCTAGTATCGGATGGTCTTCGATCTCGTCGCCTGCCTTCTCCTCGCCCTCCTTGTAGAGTTTGAATTTCCCCATGGACGCGAGATCTGGGAGCATTATGAATATGAATAGTGCTGCGGGGTTCTGCAGTACGGCTTTCAACCTCTTGGTTGTCTTATAGTTAGTGCCATAGGTCAATGTGTCGAGGATAGTGCTGCTGTGACCGTTGCGCCAATCCCTTATTTTGTCGATAATATTCGACACATTTATTCCAAAAGCCATAGATATTGTATTGCTGTTCCAACAAAAATAGGTAAATTTGTAACTACTTTATAGTGTTCTCTAAATTTTTTCAGCTTAAGTCCCGCGTTTACCGCGGGATTTTTGTATATTAGCCGTACATTTTCAGTGTTGTTTAAAGATTAGCCCCGTAGGTCTCGCATAGCCTTCGGGGTTTTTTCTGTTTACGCCATCCGTATAAGTCCCTCACTGGCTAGATATGCAGCGACGTAGCGAATACCGTCCATGTGGTGGTTGTTGATGTCTTTTGGCTTCCCGTCGACCATATCTCCGTGTCTGTCTACATCCCAACAATAGGCCTCCTGTTCGAACTCGATGTTCGTGGAGGTGTCTGTGTAGAACACGTCTAAGTTCTGCAGCGTGTCGATCCCTGCGTTGATAGAGCCTGGACCCTTGATCGGACCTACCGCGTAATCCCAGTCCATGGCTCTTAGTGCCAGGATCTTTGACTCTCTGTTCGAGTCGCAGATGATGAGGTTGTCCTTGGGTATCTGCATCTCGTTGAACCTCCATGTCACAAGCCCCTCGTTCATCTGCCCGTTAGGGTTGCGCCCTTCAATATTAGCAAGCTGCTGCGTGGTGAGCGCTGCCCTCCACTCGTTCTCGCTCCGGTAGTTCCGTTCGTGCGCATAGAGCTGCCCGTCGAGATACTTACATTCCCCGACCGCCCATGGGTCGCTCTTCCCCCAATCCGAGTAAAATATCGCGGGGCGGTCGATCTTAAGGTATTCGAGGTAGGTCGTCGGCTTCCAGTGGAATATGCGCCCTTCGACTCCCCCGATCTGCCCCAGGCCGTAGATCCTCCACTTGTTTGCCCAATACTCGTTCTTCACCGTACCGTCCGCGTAATACCCCTTATCCTTGTAGGTCAGGATCTCCGTTCGCTCTTCGTTAGATAGACATTCGTTGTCTCTGAACGTAAGGCAAAGGTGGGTGCAGTCATCTCTGTTCATCACCTCGCGGTGATACCAGAATTTATTGTTAGGGTTAAAGTCAATGATGATCCGTTTCGCCCTAGAGGTAAGCTCCCGGTAGGTCTCGAAGTTGATCTTGTTGGCCTCGTTGACGAATATGAGATCGGATCGCAGACCCTTCCCCACATCTTCTTTATCGAGTCCGATGAATTTTATAAACGTGCCGTTTGGGAATAGGTATAAGGTCTCTCCTGGAAATCGATGCC